GTCTACTTGAATATAATTAGTTCCTGATGTTGGAAAACCAGTTGTACTTGTTAATGTAACACTTGTTCCTGATCCACCTGTACCAGCGGTATCATTTAATAAAGCTCCATTTAAAGTAGTAGTTAATGATCCTAAAATACTTCCACCAAATAAAGATATACCCCAACCATAAGATCCTATTTGTTCAGCGGGTCCTACATGGTAGTATTGATAATATTTAACACTTCCTGATGTAGTTGCTCCACTACCTGACTCATTGTTATCCATTGTAATAGTTAAAGTATCGTTGGTCGGTACGCTTGTTACCATATATTTTAAGTCATCAAAATCTGATGCACTATAATTAGAATTAGTTGCAGTAGAAAAATTAGTAAAAGTTATAATGTCTCCTGCTACAAATGTATGTGTTCCTGGAAAAGTAATAGTAACTGTTGGAGATCCATTGGTAGTTGTAAAACAATTTGATAAAGTTGTACCTGATGGATTAACTAATGGGTGTATATCATAGTACACTCCTCCAGAGTATATATATAAAATTCTATTAGTTCCTATAGCTGCATATTTAGTAGATGCTTTGTTTACAAAATGATGAAGTCCTCTTGCAACTCCCGTAAGCTTTGATTCCCCTAATTGATTCCAGCCACCTATTTTTTCAGGTGTACCATATCTAAAACGAACGTTTTCCCCACCTGTCCATTGAGACTCAGCACCTGTTGATGTGACTTGTTTATTAAACCCCGGTAGGAATCCTAATTTTTGTAACATATAACCTCATTATATTATGTATTCCGTATTGGTGGAATACCTAACATTGGCCTTCTGTCGAACCTATTCTTTTCAGCAAAAGGACCATTTACATGGTTATAGTGAAGAAATACTTGTCCGCAAGTAGTTCCTTCAAAAGGTTCTCTCCAATGCTCTAATTCACATCCACTATATACTAGCATATCGCCAACTTCAAGTAGGACTTTCGTGCCTTTAGGAGCATCTGGTTTATGTATATTGTTGTATTCATCGATGACAGAATTAGCACCTGTACCATCAATAAATATAGGCCAAGGGTCTCCCCCTAAGTTTACAGTAGTAGATATCTCACAGCTTGGCCTGTCTTTATGTCTTTTTAATTCATCTCCATTCTTATATAACCTAGCGTATGAATAAGTTGGAATTAAATTTAGGCCTGTTTCTTGTTGCATTATTGGTAATACTTTCATTAAAAGAGTCTCCATTACAGGATCAGCATAACAAGAATAAGTGTTTGGAATCTGTTGATCCGTCCATGTGCCTAACATACCATTGTCATAAGTTATATTATTATCATACATCCATTTAACTGCATCACGTTTAAGTAAAAAATAGTTAAATATAAAGTTAGCTAACTCGTAGCTAATTGCTTTTTTAATTACTTGATATTTATTGAAAGCCATCTTGTATAAAATTAAAACTCACTGATATTCTTAGGTTATTAGATTCATTAGGTTCAACACAATGCCACAACCAAGAAGGAAACATAATTATTCTATTTATTCTAGGTTCTAAATGCACTTCTCTCCATAAATGTTTTGGTGGTTGACCTTTAACTCTTGCAGGCATATTTGTTTGTATTCCTGGTCTTGGATCATTACAAACAAGTTTTCCACAGTCGGGTTCTGTTTGCACATAATATACACCACTAAATAAACTATTGGGATGTATATGAGGTTTATTATATCCACCTTTATAATTTATATTAGCCCACATGTTACCTAATCTTGGTTGTCTATCTAACCATTCTTCTTTGTATATCTGATGTTGCATTTTAAATAGTTCATCTACTAGTAATTTAAATTGTGGTAGTTCGTGCATATTTGTTTGACTATGCCAACCATTTACATTTGTTTTTTTAACACCTTCGTCTTGTTTAGACCAAGCAACAATGTCATTAGCTAATTGGTTCGTATCTAGATTTATATCTTCTGCATATATAAGAGTTGGAAAAAATCCTTCAACTATCATCTAAATGGTTTACCTCCAAACCAACAAACTAAAGACTGTCTCACACCTCGTTTAACAGGATTTACTCTATGGTTTAAAAAAGATGCAAATATAATTGCATGTCCTTGTTTCATTTCTGCAAACTTACCTGGTGCCATTAGTTCTAAATCTCCACCTTCAAACTCTGATGGATCATTTAACAAAAGGGTCATTGATATTTTTCTAACTGGTGGTTCGTGTTGCATGTTTACATCACAATCCATATGCCAATCATAAAACCCTCCTTCTGGATATTCTGTAAACTGTGCATTCTCTGATACTTGTATGTCACCAAAACCAAAATGATTTTCATTGGTTGTTTGTATAAAATTATTAAGGTCACGATACATGTGTCCCATTTCATTAAAAGGTATCCAAGATATTGTGGTTACTCTTTTTTTTGTATCAGTTCCACCTCCTGGTTTACCCATACCAACTTGTGCTGTTTGGGGTGGTTGTTTTCTTCCACACTCTATAATCTGTCTACATTGATCAGGTGTAAATAATGGTGTGGTAGTTTGAACTATCCAACTTTTCCATTTAGGTTCTTTGATGTGTCTGTTTTCGTACATTAATTTACTCCTCTATTTTTAATTGGGTCATATTGAACATCCATATTACAAGCAAGTGTTCTTCTATATCCTGGTCCATTAAATGGATAAACACAATGTCTCATGTCATATGGAAAGATATAAAAATCTCTTTCTTTAATATTTGGTTGATAATCTACGTTTGCAAAATGTCCATTAGCTGAACCTAGTATTTGAAGTTTACCATTTTGCGGCGACTCTGCTGCAGAGTATTCTATTCCATAAGACTCAGGTAATTTTAAAATCATGACAGAGGATAGACCGGTAAACAATGATCCTTGGTGCACGTGCACTGGATTGTATTCATGTTCAAACATAGTATTAACCCATATAGAATTAAGATGTAAATTGTATTCTTTAATTTTATTCCAGTTTAAATAGTGACGCACTTTTTGTTCAAACCACTGTAATACATTTTGTGGTAAATGATTATGTCTAGTCATTTTAGGACTGTCTTCACCATTAAAAAATAAGCTATGTTCTTTTTCAATCTTACCAACTAATTGTTTATTAGCAGGTTTTAATTCAGGATACTTTGTTTCGTAAATGTGATTGATTGTATTATATATATCCAAAGGCACTTGGTATTTCAATACCGACTGACCTAAGAATATAAAACTAAAATCTGATGTGTCCATATTTCTGTCTTATCCTTTCTGGAATTTTTTTAATATAAGGATTATATTCCTTTCTAATAACTGTTCTTATCTTATGCATATTCTTTCCTATGATAGTATCGTCATACTTTATACCATTAACTTCTACTTGTTTCAAGTCTTGAAAGCTATGCTTAAATGGTTTGATACCTAAGAATTGATATAGATCAATAAATGTTTTTTCTGGATTAGCTACCATGTCATCGTATTTTATAAAGTGACACATGTCAGGATATTTAAATGCATTTTTAATTGCTTCTAAATCTTTTGCAACAGCACCATCTTTATTCATAATCATAGCTAATTTTTCATCATCATTTTTACAATTATATCTATTAGGAAATGCATCAGGATTTTCTGTGTACCATTTCATATATGAAGCTAGTACATCCATTAAATCTCTAAGTATTACTATACATTTAAAAGGTCGTTTAAAATGTTTTTGCATCAATTGAAAATTACCAGGTGTCGTTACAGGTCCACGGTCAATGATTATTGGTTGTGGCCAATCTTTATAGTAAGTATCATAAACAACATCTAATACATTATCTAAAGACTTGTGGTCTGGATAATTTTGAAACACATCCGTTTGTTTAAGTAAAAACAAATCTTTCATTATCTCTAATGTAATAGAGTTAGGTGTTGCAGCTACCTCGGGATTCTGATTCATAATACTTGCAAATAAAGTATTACCCGATCTAGGAAGTGCTACTAAAAAGAAAAGCTGTTTACTTGTCTTTGGCTCCGAGATCATTGGTCAATTGTTCTTTCTTGTTGTAAATCATTTCTC